CATAGAGGAAGTTTTCGTTGATGGTTGAACCGCCGCCGAAATCCTTCCGGAAGGAGTTGCGCAACATGTACGTCAGCCCGTCATGGTTAAACAGGTTGTCGTAGATCTCGGGTTCCGTCGAGATCAGCCGGCGTGTAAAGACGTTTATCTGATCGAGGCCGTCAGGCATAGTAGGGCGCTCCGTGCGCGAATACCCAAGGGCAGGAAAGCAGAAAGGTTCGGGTGAGGGATCGCCAGAACTGGGAACTACGGGAATGGAGGTAGTGGCAGGCCGGACTAAAAACTATGATATGAAGCTATGCTCCGGCTCGCTTGTCTCAGGCAGCGCGGGAATTGTTTCCCGGCGCGCTGTCATTCCACATACTCAGAAGTTCCTGATCGCTCATCGATTTTTCTGCTACGCCGGTCTTGGGCCGGTCGAAGAAGCTGGCCACGGGCGACCCGTCGGTTCCACCTTTACCGTACTGGTTTTCGGTGTATCCGATACGTGTCTTGAAGTCCCGCAGTTGCTGCTCTGCGTAGGACTTCTTTTCGTTTTCCAGCCTCTGCTGTTCCATTTCGCGAACCTTCGGACCGAGGTGCTGCTCGTATGCCCCGGCGTAGGTCACGCCCTTTTCAGCCATGATCTTGTTCATCGCTAGTACATCGTCGCCGGTAAGCTTGATCCCGCGCTGCTGGGCGTCAACGGTGACCGCCAGCAATTCGTTGCTCATCTGCGAAAAACGGACGCCCTGCTCCTGCAACTTCTGATCGATCATCGCCTGCGCTTGCTGCAAGGTCAGACCGGTAACAGTTGCCGCCGCACGGACATCGGAAGGATTAGACGGGTCAATATCACCGAAGCGCTCCTGATAGCGGGCCAAACGCTGCGCCTGCTCCTGATGCGTTTCGTAGAGTTCTGATCCGCCCTTGTCTCTCCACCATGTATCCCATTCCTTAGCCTTAACCGCCAGCGGTTCAAGGTTCTTCGCCTTGTCGAGCGCGGAGCTATATTCGGAATGGCGATTATCGCGGTTCTCGATTTCCTTCCACTCAGGCTGCTGAAGCGCCAGAGTTACCTGTTCATCGGTGAACCCCTGCTTCTTTGCCAGTGCTTTGAAAAGATCTGCTGCCTTATCGTTTGTCATGAGTGCCAGCCCTCCTTAGGAGCCTACTCGAAAAAATCTGTTAAATCCGGTTATTCAGCCCGGTGGCATTGGTGGTGCCCCTACCCCTGCGCCTATCCCCTGTGGCCCACCACCCGGCGCACTCGGCCCACCCATTGCAGGCGGTCCTCCAGGCGAAGGTTGCCCGCCGCCCGCTGCCATGATAATGGCCGGTACCGCCTGACCAAGCTGCGAAAGAAATTGTGCGATAAACGGCGAGAGCGGCGGCAGTCCCTGCGCCAGCTTCTGCAACGCCATCTGCGTTTCCTGCATCGACTGCATCACACCGGGGAGCATCGAAGGATCGAACCCGCCGCCAGCGCCACCAGAACTTTGTCCTGGCATCGACTGCGTCGGCCCGATGGGAGGCATCTGCCCGCTTCCACCGGACTGCGGCATGGGGAAAGATCCCATAGCTACTTTACTTCATGCTCCCGCGAATATTCCGGCCAAGTTTCGTCGGCCCCTTGATACCGGACGGTCCCGAGGCCATCGACGCCCTCTTCGGGAAACCGACGCCGTTTTTGCCACCCATACCGGCAGATCCGGCGACTGCGGATTTCTTTGCCATACCCAAACCTGTGCCTCCTGAAGATAATTGCGGAACGGTTGTCGAAACGGCGGGGGAGCCGGAAGTAGCCGAGACGGATGCGGATTTCGCGGGGGTGGGGGTTAAGGAGATGTTGGTGCCACTCTTCGCGCGTACTGTATCAGCCAGACTCTGACGTAACGACACTGAAAATTAATCCTTTATCGGTCCTGAAGTAGTTTGTAGCATAGAGCACTCGAAGAATGCAAGCATGAGTAATTCCGGACTTTCAGGATTCAGTTACCTTCACACGTGGTGCTTCCTGCCCACTGGCCTTACGACCCGCTGGTGAGACTGCCGGGATAATACCGATTTCGGCTTGATAAGCAAGACGCTCTGGTACCGTTTTCACGTTATCCGGGAGAACACCGATATTTGGGATTCCCATAGATTCCCACAAAGTAAATACATCCAGAACACCAGCCCTGAAAAGCTGGAAGTTCAACATTTTCGTCTCGATCTGCGCCGCGTTCAGGAAACTTCCCGGAGCGATTTTGAACGTAAATCTCCTGAGAAATTCCTGCGCCCTCTCATATCGCGGAAGCGGCCCGCGAGCCAATGCCTCAGCCAGAGGCGAACCTTGAGCATCCAAATCGGAAGTGTGAGTATAGGCCGGTATAAGGGACTCCGGATCATAGTCGAAGTCTTCCTGCGTAACGGCCCCGGCGCCGGCTATCGTCGTACGGATATTCAGGGTGTAGTACTGGCTGAAGTTGTAAGCCAGCATCGTTGCGAACTCCCGGATAAAGCACTCAATCACACGCGAGCGGTACCGGTTGATAGGAGTCATTCCGTTCAGGATGGCATCGACAGTTGAGTTTTCCGGCATCTGGTTAAGGTGAAGCATCTGGTTCAAATCGTTGACGCCGGAGATCTCCCTCATCTCCTTCTGAATCCAATCGCGATACTCGGGCACGGATGCGTCGAGCGGCGGCGGGTTCACAATCTGAATTCCCTTGCCAGCGAGCGGATTCTGAAACGCCTTCCAGCCTGGGCGCCGCGTGTCGAACTGGTCGAAAGTGGAACGGGAGACGGAGTTCTTGTCGAGAATGGAGCCGGGGTTGGCAACCTGCGCAACATGATCGTCCATTACACAAAGGAGTTTGTTCAGGCTGCCCTGAAGCGGCAGGAGATCCCAGAGCGGCGCTTTCCCGAGGTAGCTCCACGGCCATGGCGAAACCGTAAACTTCAGCACCGGAAACATTGCATGCCAATATTGGGAAGGTCCATCGTAGATCATGCGCTTGCCTACCCAGCAGACCATGCGCTTGTTCGGATAGAGGGGTTGACCGGGAAGAACGATGTAGGACCAGTTGTTCAGAGAGTTGCGGGTACCGCGTTCAAACTCCCCCTGGCCTACGTCTACCTTACGGTCATTCAGGCGCTTGTCGTCCAGGTAGAGGATTTTCAGGCAGGCGACCGGGAAGCGGGGAGGCTTGGCATTGTTCTTGTTACCCTGACCCAGCCAGGAGGCGATCCCGCCGAGGAAGCCGCTATCATTCGCTACCTCACTTGGGGCGGCATCGGACTCCGCTACTACTTCGATTCCGAAGCGGTCCTTGAAGTAATTGACCGGGTACCAGTGCTTGACGATGACACCGAGGCAGGACTGGATTGAATCGAAATCGCGTGGCCGCACGGGAAGGACGTTGCGGGGATCGAGGGGGATGAGTTCGAGGTCCTGGATGTCCGGATTCCACACCAGATGACCGTAACCGGTTCCGGCAACAAGGGAGTACTTGATGATCGAGGCCATTCGCTGATCGATATTCTGCTGCGTGTACCACCAGGTGCTGAGTTTTCCGTAGATCGCCGCATGCTGCTCCCATCGTTTATTGGCGGTTTCGTAGTCCCAGAAGGGCTTGGTATCGGTTAGGATCGCTGTGAGTTGCTCTGCCACATCCGCCACACGGTTGGTTTTTGTCTGACTGAGAGGCGAGCGGGTCTGGATGACCGGGCTGCTCGCGCCGATGATCGATTTGATCGCCGGTTCAATCCGGTCGTAGCCTTCCTGTGAGGCAATAAAAGTTCCGGCTTCCTGCTCAATTTCTCCGCACCAGCCGAGTGTTCGCCACGCATCGCTGCCGGGAATAGCAGATATAGGGATCTTCGTCTGCCCGAACGGGTTCTCGTTGAAAGGAGAGGCAATTAGTTCCGACTGTTCGAGTTGCGGCATTCCCTAAAGCATAACGCAACCCGCAATATAACCCTGAAGGTAACCAGGACCCGGTAAAGAGGTTTGCAGCAGAAAGCGAGCAGGCGCTCATTCAGAATCTGAATTGTAGTCAGGGTCTGATCCAGCAGTAAACTCAGCTTCAGGGCTTCACGGGCGCGTGAGGCCCGAAAAGCACATTGACAAACCAGCTCAGTATTGGGATTGCCAGAGTCAGAAATGCAGTAATTGCAACGGTGCGTCCGCGGATATAACCCTTCAGATCGGCCTGCCCCACCTCCAACGCAGTCAACCTGGCCGTATTGGATATATGGCGGGCTTCGTCGGTGACCTCGTGGTTCCTGAACTGATCCTTCCAGTCCTCCTTCCAGTCTCCTATTGACGACCGGAGGAGCTTGATCTCCGCGCTTGATGGACTTTCCGCCATTTGTGGGAATTGTACCAGATTGGGCGATAAATTCATTTTTCGGTACCTCAGCCAGCTTAGGCTTGCCTGCCTTATACATGCCGTTTCAGGGCTTGCAATTCAAGTTCCACTACCAAATAGATGGATCAGAAGGCGTCGGGCTCCGAAAGGATCTGCTCGACGGATTTGGGGGTCAGATCCGGCATCTCTTCATGGTGAAGGGGCATGTTACCTCCAGAAGAATTCCAAGTGGTGGACTCGTGGATAAGACCGAGTTTTTCGAGGTGGGCAAGGGAGTGGCGACCTGCAATGGCTGAAGTGACTTCGACACGTTCCACACCGGCCACGATCTGCTTGGGATGCAGGGGAACATCGATGCGGCCGGGGACGGAGATCGAGCCATCAGGAGAGATATCGACCACGGCACGTTCGGACGGGTGGATGGAAGCGGAACGCTGGTAGTGGTCGAAACCGCAGGTGCCGCAGAGACGGACAAGACCTGAGTTGCGGTGGCCGTGCGGGCAGATCCAGAGGGTGAGGGTATAGCGGGGCACAGAGAGCTAGCCTCCCCCGAAGCTAACCATCGCATCCCGCACCCGCGCTACTACCCACTGCTCAAATCCCGGCGAACGCCCGTAGCGGCCACGGAGCCGCGAGACCTCAGACGGACGTAGCGTGACCGAAGCCGATCCGTTGCTGCCGGTGATCTCAATCAACAGCTCATCAACAGGAATAGAAACAGGAATGAGGGCGGGAGCGGGGGCTGGAGCAGGAGCGTACCCATTTCCGGATACCTGCTTCGGAGGTGTCCCCTGCGCCACCTTCTCCCGAATTGCCTGTTTCTGTTCTATCGTCAGGCCCATGCTGGTTTCTTCGCCTCCTTTTCCCCAATCTTCTGTAATTCGTACTGCATGTAGCTGTCTCCCCGCACCGTGCTCTCCGCGATAATCCGCGGATCGACGCCATTGTCGATCAGGCGTTCTCTGCTCAAGGTAGCATGTCCGGCGCGCTCCACCGCAATAAAACAGTACTGCCCATGACGCAAGCCGGGTAGTTCATTGACCATCTGGATCTGCGCGAGAGCGGATTTGATTTCGGCCAGACGTTCGGAGGCTTCGGCAATGGTTTTGCGGAGCTGGTGGCCTTCGAGAAGAAGTTGGGTTACTTTTGGTTTGGAGGGAGCCGCCTGCCCCTTGAGCATGGCGTAGTCGGGGAGCGATTCGAGATTTGCGTCTGAGCGCGCCATTAGCTTTCACTTCGTTTCGATGCATAATATGCATCAAGTGCCTCTTCTATCCGATTCTGTTCACCGGATGCCAGATAGTTGATCATCCAGTGCATCTCTTCACAAGCTTCCCATGCATCGCCAAGATTCTCGATCATGCTCGTAAAGTCATCGTCATTGAACGATCCGTCATCCTTACAACAGTGTTTATATGACCCAGCCATTAATCTTTAGTCCACCTTTCAAGAATTCCGCCTTCACTTCGAATTGGAACACGGCACAGATTACGCCCGGTCTGCCGGTCGGTCATCACATTGTCCATTTCGCTCTGTATCATCATCTGCACAGCTTCCGCCACGTCCTCTTCAGCTTCCACGATCAACTCATCATGCACGGTCAGCAAGGGCCAGCACCAGTACCCTTCAGCCAGCAGTTGTTCCAGCCGGTCATCCACCGATGCCATCGCCAGCCTCGTCAGATCGGCGCAACTCCCCTGGTCCTTCACGTTCCCGGCCTGCCGGATACCGGCCTGCTGGATACGTCTATGGACCGAACGGACTTCCGGAATACGCCGAACGCGGCCGCACAGAGTCCAGACAATCCCGTAGCGCATTGCGTTGTACGTCTGGGAATCGGTAAACGGCTGCACCTTGGCGTAGGTTTTGTGCCATTGCCCTATAAACCACTTCACCCACTCCAGAGTTACCCACGACGGTACCGGCAGGTTCATGTCCCGGAGAAAAGCCATCTTCAGAGCGGCGAGAAATCCCTCCGGGGTGATCTGGTAGACAATCGAGAAGTTACCGATCTTGGCCGGCGGGCGGTGCAGGAGCTTCTGGACCTGCGATGGTTCCAAACCAAACGCACCACAGGCCGTACGATTATGGATGTCGCCATTATTGCGGTAGACCTCGATCATCGTAGGCTCGTTAGCAATGTGGGCCAGCATGCGCAACTCGATCTGCGAGAAATCGTTGGCGATCAGGCGGGTGCCCGGAGAGGCGATAAAAGCTGCACGGACAGCACGCCCAAGCTCGGTGCGAACTGGGATATTCTGCTGGTTCGGCGACTTACTTGCAAGGCGGCCTGTACCTGTGCGGGTGGCTAGGATTTGCGTGTGTACTCGCCACGTCTCAGCCACATGATCAAGACCGCATACAAGGCAATTCTTGCCACGAGGATGACATCGCGCGATACGTGGGAGCTTGTCGACATAGGTACCTTTTAATTTTACAAGGCTGCGGTAGTCAAGGACTTCCTGCACGATCGGATGCTCGGATTTCAGGTTTTCCAGTTGCTCTTTATCCACGGCAACGGCACCGCCGCGGGTGGTTTTTAACCTGTGGGATTTGCCGATACCGAGGACGTTGAAGAGGAGTTCAGCCATCTGCGGACCGGAGTCCGGATTGAATTCGTCTTCATCAACATCATCCTCAAAGGTCCCGGAGGAATCCACGAAGGCTGAGAGGCGGTCGGCGGGGATGTGGGAAAGGATCAGGCGATGCTTTGCGGAGATGCCAGTGGAAAGATCGGAAGAGAGGTCGTGCAGGTAGGGGATGTCGATAGCGAAGCCAAGACGCTGCATCCGCTGGATTGGACGAATGGACATCAGATCCAGCTTGCGGACGTTCTCCAGATCGGGGCGACCGGGAAGTTCCACGCCACCGTAGAGACTCACAGATTATCCACCAGTGCCGCCAACACTCGTCCGTGACAGTCCTGCGGAGCGCACCAGCACCCGAGAATCTGATCTTTCAGATCGCACATGACACGCTCGACAAGTTTTGGCGCATGCAATGGACTACTGTAGTCATACGTAACCAATTTCCTTCGCGGCAACTTGTGCCTCCGATGGCCACACAAAATCAGGCTTGCAGACAGCTTTACGTATATAAGCAATCATGTGCCGGGTACCGTGGCTCTTCCCATCCCATACGGCAATCAGGGCATCGGCATAGTCTGCCATCTCCCGATTACGAATCATGCCGGCCTTACGACCAAGACTCCAGTTGGCCGGAAAACGAGTAATCGGCATGCCCGTCTTTAATGCCCATTGCTCCCCAAACTGATCCACGCCGCGAGCACAACCGGACACCACCTCCTCAACATAGAAGGGGGATTCCAGGATAGCCTGTTCGACCAAAGCATAATCGGTTATCGAGCGGGAACCGGCAATAATGACTTTCATCGACCTGCGCCGATCTTCTTTTCAAAGGTCTTCATACTGGCCGGTCCTCATCTCCCTGGTCTATTGTCCAGGCTTTCTGTTGCGCCACACGCCGTTCCGCCAGCCGGATCATGCAGTGCCCAGTATAAATAGCATCGGAGCAACCGTACTCAATGGCTTTCGGTAGAGTGGCATGGACGATGGACTTCCGCGGCATCCTCCCGATCTGCGATTCGATGGCGTCCAGCCAGTCCCGGCCAAAGAGGCGCATTTCCTCGTCTTCGGTACCGAGTTTCTTAGGGGGTTGCCATGGATCGTAGCGTTTGGATTCAGAATCTGAATTCTCTTCGTTCACCCCGAGATGGCGGAGCACGCGGCGTAGAACGGCTTCCGCCGGATGCTTGAAGGATTCATACTTGACCAGACCTTTGGTGGCAAAGGTTTTGGGTTGCTTCTTCACCGCGCGCTGCATGTTCCAGTCAGTGGAGACAAGCGCAATAGCTTCGGCAATCCAGTTGGACAAGGCTTCCTCGCTGGCGGGTATAACTACATCTTCGTAGGAAATCATACGGACCCCGGTCAAGCGGTAAGTCAGAGCTTTGAGTCCTTGTGGGAGGTTGCCAAGATGGTAAGCGTCGATCATTGTGTCGATGGCTTCTATTCCAGTCCAGCCGTAATGACGTTCTAGTTCATCCAGATCGTGCAAGGCGAAGTGCATGGCCACACAACCATTCCAGATATTTGTAAGAGCAAGCGCGAACTGAAACAGCGCAGTACGATCCTGTTCAAGAATCGTGTAACCCTCTTCAGGATTAGGAGAAAACTGAACAGAGAACGGATATTCCTCATTGGATTCTGTATCCACGGGCAGGAATCCATACATGAGATCCCGACGATTCATTGCAGTGTATACTTGTTCGGCAGTTTGTAGTCTGATCATTTTCTTTACTAGAGCGAGCGGCTGCGGCACTTTCCACTCCCCCTTCAGCCATTTCCCGAAGTTCTCCCAGTCTTCCAGCAAAGGAATCATCAGGGATGTGTTGTGCATTCCGGCCGCCGGGTGGTACATAGGGACAATCCAGCCTTCCCATTCGCCAAAGAAGGGGTTGCCGGATTTCTGCCATCGCGGGATGCCATGCTCGGTATCAAGATTGATCGGCGGGTCGGAAGCTATCGAGCAGGCCGTCCCGCCCATGAGCACGATCACCTCAGGCTCAACCTGACGGATTTCGCCGGGAAGCCAGTGCCGACCGCAGACTTCGATCTCTTTTTTTGAAGGCTTGATGTTGGAGTTGGCGTTGCGGCATTTGCAGGTGTTGGTGAGGTAGATATCGGTGTCAAGGTTGGGGCGGTCCTGTTCCAGGTTGCGGGTAAGACCGGCGAGATGCAGGTAGTTGGAGTTGAATTCTTCGCCTGACTGACCGATGAACGGCAGGCCACCAAAGTCTTCGCTGTAGCCGGGGCGCTCGCCAATGGCCACTATGCGGGCGCGCTTCGGGCCGTGGCCGCGAACGCAGCGCTGAGTACTGGGACAAACAGGGCAATGTTCCATTTTTAGAACGGCACCTCGTCTTCCTTATGCTCCCGTAATTTCTGTAATTCCTGTAAGTCCAGTACGTACTGAGGCGCGGCCTTCCAGAACAGGACATACTTCCTGCTAAGACGTTTTTGCACGACCACTCAGCTCCTCCACAATCTTCTTCGCCAGCACCTTCCCGATTACCGTGACTTTCCTGCCGTTCTTCGGCTCCCCACCAATTATCCAATCCTCTTCAGTCGCCATGACCATCTCCCGCGGCGAACTGAACTTCTTCCCGACAACCCACGCTTTCTGGTCCACACCGGGGATCTGCGAGGCCATCTTTGCTACAAGGTTGGGTTCCTCCCACGTCATCTTACCGGCAGGGCGAGAGGGGGGCGGAGCATAGATCGAGCGCAAGGATTTGTGGTCTGTCCATGGTTTTTGGTAGTACTTCCACAGCCACACGACCCATGCAGCGGTTTCGGATTCTGAACCCGTGCGCATCACCGGGATACCGTTGGCGTCTAGGCCGATGAGGTAGGAAGCAATCTCTCCGTAGTGAATCGGTTTGCCAAAGCCATTATACCACTTGCCCCAGTCCACATTGCGGGTTTCGAGGAGATGGGAGTCGGGATTGGGACGGAACTGTCCTTCGACGATGAGGAACTGCAAATCATAGCAGGAGGAGAGAAGACGGACCTGATGACCGCTGAGACGGCGCCCGCGCATGGATTCGATCAGGTCCGGTACCGTCTTCCTTTCTATTCCTATGGCAACCGGGCCGTCAGGACCGTTGCCGCAGAAGGCGAAGTCGGCCGCGTCAAGACGCTCGATGGATGCGGAACCGCCGAGGTGGCGGATAGGGTTCAGGAAAGAGCGAGAACCTTCACGATCATCCACGAGCACCATCAGAACGGCACGTCCTCATCTCCCATAACGGGCACCGGGTGGCGACCTGTATTGCCAGATTTCTGTCCGGATGACTCCGATCTGGGTTTCAGTTGCACCCACCCATCGTTCACCATGAACCGGTAAACAGTTCCAGCTTCCGTTAATCCATAGAGGGTATGATTGACGGCGGGATCATTGCCGTTCTTCCATTGCCCGGTAACGATCTGGATGAATTTTAATTCTTGGCTCATAATATTTTCACCTGTGCTTCCTGCATCGTGATCGTTCCGTACTTCGCTGCCTCAAGGATCACGGACGCCTTCGCCGCCGCGATCCCGCCCTCTTCCGCTAGCTCCTGCTCAGTAAAGGATCGCTCCAGTTCGCGGGTCACCAAAGCCGCAATAGTCGTCATCGGACTCTTTACTTCGGTTTTCACTTCGGCCATAGTCCTCCTTTGATCGCCTGCCATGTGATCTCCTCCCCGGTCAGCCAATCCTTCTCGCCTTCAAGTCCTACCGCCAACTGTGCCTTATGAACATCCACTTTGAATTTATCGGGAGGCTTCTGGCGTTCTTCTGACCTCATCTGGATAATGGCACTGACATGATGGCCGATCTCGCCATATCCCTGAAGTTTTTTGCGCCCGGTGTCCTCGCGTACCACGTCGTTTGTCTTGGGATCGCGCTTGCCCTTGTCGGCATAGACCGAACTTTCCCGATGAGTCAGGATCAGATTCTTGTGGCGCAAAGCCTTTACAAAATCGATCACATGCTGGTTGACGGCATAGCGGCTGAGCTGGCCGACCTGCGTCTTGCGGCCGAATGCCTCGAAGAACATGTAGTCGTAGAGTTCTGTGAAGGGGTCCACACTGACAGTCATGATTGTACGATGATCCGCCAGACGAACTGCATCCTTGTAAATCTTATCGACCACACCGCGGTAGAATTCTTTTATTTCTTTTACACCCTCTTTGGTTTCCTCGTCAATCAGCGCCATCTTCATGGCGTCCTGTGGAGTGACGTAGTCGCGCTTGTTGGTCAGTGGCATGGGGACTCCAAGCAGGTCGCATTCCTGCTTCAGCGTATCGCGGGTCTTGGAATCGAGCACGATCACGCCGGTCTCCATGTCTTCCATATAAGCTTCAGCCTGGGCTTGGGCAATGAGGCGCGTTTTGCCGCTGCCGTCAGGGCCGAAGACGGCGAGGGCAAAGCCGGTGGAAGGCTCGACACGGTCAAAGCCTTCAATGGAGATAGTCTTCATATGGTTTTCATTCAGCCTTTGCTTTCTCTTTATTTTTGAGCACTGTTTTCCACCATCCTTCGATCTCTTCTTCTGTCCATTGCACCAGCGTCCGCGTGTGTACCGGAAAATGTTCCCAGCGCTTCCCCTGGTACCCGCCATGCGCCCACAGCACGTGCCACCTCGTGCAGTCCACACCATTCATGGCACAGTACCCCAGAGCCTGCCGCTTCCACCACCACACATCCTGCGGCGGGCGCATACCCTTGGTAGTGAATTTGAATTCTTCGTTGACCGTAACGTGGATCGAACGCTTTGACCGTTCCGGCAGAACTTCCACATCTGTGGTCAGTCCATCCAAGGTACCGTAGATCCCGTTGCGCTCCATCTCTCCCGGCTGCCAGTTCATATCCGGGTATAAGCTGGCAGCCATCTCCTCCCACATCACGCCACAGGCGACGATAGTAGGATAAGTTTCTTCGAAGTCGCACGGCTCACTCTTCGCTTTACCGTCTGCAAGAGCGCCACCGGGCGAGTAGGCCAGATACTTCAGGATGCCGGAGAGGTGGACTCCGGAAGTACGGGGTGAGTTTAGTTTCAGGCGATCGATGAGCACGCGCCGGCGCAGGTCGTCGGCTGTAAGGGAGATGATAACGTGCTCAAGGACCTCCACCTGGTTGTCTACGTTTCCACTTCTGCAAATTGCACGGTGCGCTCGTCCACATTGACCATGCAACCCAGTTCTTCGAGTTGCTCGATCAGCCAGGAGTCGTTATTAACGAGTTTGCGGGCCTCGTCCTTCAGCTTAGGGTTACCCTTCGTCTTGGGATCGGTGAAGGTGGTGATCCAGAAGGTGCGCACCTGATCCAGCTTCTTGTTTTTTCCGGAGAGGAACTTCGCGGCGGCGGCAAGGATGCGGATTGCTTCGGCTTCAGCGTCATTCCCGTTGGATGAGGAGTCGGAAGGCTTATCCGCGGGGGTTTCCTTCTTCGATTCTTTCTTTTCAGTATTGTCTGACTTCTCGGATTTGGCCTTCTTTCCGCCCGCTCCCGGCATGGCAATGATCGCCTGGCAGACTTTATAGGTAATGTTTTCTCCGGCCTGGTTCTGGTCGCCTTTCTTTTGGCCATAGGCTTCCAGTTTGTCCGGAGTCACGGTAGCCAGCTCAAATTTCAGGCCCTTGAAATTGGGCGCCCAGCACTCGGCGATCTTCTCTTTGGGGAAGCCGCGATGCTGCAAACTTTTCATCATCACGGTATACCCGGACTTGGCGTTCATCTCGACATTGCCACCCGAGATGTAGAGGGTGTTGCCTTCAGTATTCAGCTCGTCTCCGAGGTCAGCCGGGTCCATGTCGTCAGGGGCAGAACCTTTGCCGGGATGAAAGGTGGCAAGGGATTTGCTGCCCATCTTCATGACGATATCGCGGGTATCAGCATCTTCCAGACATTCCCCGTCATCCGATATCGGAGTAACTCTCCATCTGAGAGCGGAGACCTTCGGGTTGTCGCGGGCAGTCTGGCCAGGTTTGAGTTCGTATTCTTTGTCCTTGTGAACTTTATAAACAGAATCTAGGACTTCGAACTTCCCGGCCAGCGTGCCGGTCGATTCCACCGCTGCATCGGGCAGCATGGATTCAGGTAAAGGTTTTGGCATGCTAATGAATGGCCCTCCTAAAGGCCAGCACAACGTGAAACTAATCGTTTTCTGATTGCCGGTCGCAAGGCGGTGGAGACACAAGATTGAGTTGCGCGGGCCGCGATTGTTACCGGGACAGGATCAGCTTAAACTAAGTGAAAGAGGATTGCAACAGAATAATAAACAAAGACCTTTGACTTACAAAGGACTTATTGAATTGTCTTAATTGTCTGAGACTTCCATGTAAGCCTTTTGTCCGAATTTGCATCGGGACTCGGCCACCCAGTAAACTCTGCTTCTTCTGTGCGGCGCGTTGACGGCGCAAGCCGGGATATCGACCGCCCCGCAGGCGTAGTCTTCTTCTTCCAGACAAGACCGTACTCCATCGAGCCAACCGTACCCAGCCGCTCCCGCAACCTGCTCTCCCATGACGACAGCGGGCCGGGAGGAACGGATAAGATGGAAGAAGTCGGGCCAAAGGTGCCGCTCGTCTGAGATACCTTTACGTTTGCCTGCGACCGAGAACGGCTGGCACGGACAGGAGCCCGTCCAGAGTAGTCGATCATCCGGCCATTCTGCAAGTCTGGCTGCCCTGCTCCATTCACCGATACCGGCGAAGAAGTGGCACTGCGTGAATTCTTTGACATCCTCGGGTTGTACCTCCTGAATGGAACGGCGGTCGACAATGCCATCGGCTATGTGACCGGCACGAATAAGGTCCTCCAGCCATTGGCAGCAGTACTCGTCGGTTTCGTTGTAATAGGACCAGCAATGAGATGGCAAGACTATTTCTCGTTCCAGCGCGGGCCGGGGTCCGGCACTTTCAGTAAACTGATGTAGTTGAAGTCTTCCGGAAGGAACTTCTGCGCCAGTTTTACAAACCACCCTATCCGGTCATCGACTATGAATGTCTCTGCCCTGTCCTTCTCGGATCTAACCGGGCGCCCCAGTGCCTGCGCCAGTTCTTTTGCCGCCTGCGCCGACTGGTAGGAAGGGTCCAGTTCCTTGCGCCGCTTCATCACTTTGGATTGCATGGGCGGGAACGGTATGTTGGTTATAATTTGCCATTCGCATTCGTCCAGGGGGAAGTCCCACCCCGTTCCAAACGACGGCGAGACCAGGATAGCCGGAGCGGACATAGAGCGGAATCTCTCAACGACCGCCGATGCTTCCTCGCTGTCAGGATCGTTTGAATTTGCGACCATGAACTGGCGGAAGCGGGAGCGTTCGAGGAGCGTGCGCTGGCGAGCGTAGGAGACGGTGTGGATGATCCCTTTACGGCTGGCATGGCGAGACTCAATTATATTGTCGATGGTTGTGAGCCAAGTCTGTTCGTCTTCCACAGACCAGCCATAGCGAACTCCGACGGATTTGATGTGGTAGAAGGGAGAACGGTTCGGCGGGAAGGTGCGCAGCCACGACCGGAAATCGGCATCCGCCTTCTTAATGCCAAGTTCACCAAGAGATTTAGGGCGCAGGGTGCCTGACATCAGGATTATGTTGGGGATGCGCTGGAAAAGCATTTCGCCGTACTGCCCTGGCCACACGCAATCGAACTTCCAGAAGCGGCCGTACTTTGTGCCCTCGCTGAGTTCGCATACCCAGTTGCCTTCTTCGATGGTCTGGAGGCGGGCAAGGCGGTCGAGCAGGGACTCCATTCGCTCGGCTTCAAGCGCGCGATGATGCGGAGATCTGGTGGAGGTAAGGTGCTGCTTCAACTGGATCTCGGCTTTCTGCGCCCAACGTTGCCATGCAGGCAGGTCCTCGCCATTCTTCAGGGGGCCGGGAAGGAGCTGGAAGCGCTCGGTCTCGGCTTCGGAGATGTGGAAGTCCAAGTAGGAGCTTAGGGCTTTGGATGCGTCATGCGCCTCGTCCAGGATCAGGCAGTCGAAGTCGCCCAGGCCCTGCCCTTTGTTCATTACGTTTAGCCAGTAGGCATAGTTGGTAACGATGTGGGAGGAGGCTTTGGCTTCGTTGTAGACCTGAACATAGGGACAGCGCTCGTCGCGCTGGGAGGAGCAGCGCAGATGGCCACCGAGTTTGCAGTTGTCGGCCACGTCGCAAAGGTAGTTGGTACGGCCTTTGATCAGGACGAGGCCGGAAGAGGAGAAGTCGTCACAATTATGTGACCCATAACCCTCAGCAACGAATGTTCCAGTACTTGTAGCCAAAGCTACAACTTCTTTATCTCCGACAAATTCTTTTAAAACAACCCGATTACTCACAATCGGTCCAATCATGCCAAAACGATCAGGATCAACTTTTGGCAAAAGACGATGAGGACGGATCTCACCAAGGAAACGCATAATTTCCCTTCTGCCAGAAATACTCAACTGAGAACAACCGTCAGGATCACGAAACGATAAATTATAAGAGAATCCGCGCTTCTCCAAACAGCGAATTACCTCCCAGAACATAGCATTAGGTTTTTGTGTGTAACTGAGAGCAACTGCCGCCACCTTACCATGCTCATTGGTAAATTGACGACTTGCCAGATGACCTTCGCCATCAAATGCCGCAGCCAGATATCCCGTCGTGTATTCTTCCTGATAACCCCACGAGTCACACAGTCTACAAATACTGGAGGCAAACTTACCGCCGACTCTGAGAGAGGCAGTAGTTTTCCATTGCATAGTTCCATCGGACTTTCGGACAAGCCATTGGTGGTCTTTCGAACAGGTGAACTGAGTACCATCCTCCAATGTAAGTCTATAGCATGGCAATATTATTCTTTTAGTAGACAAAACATAAGAGGATCTCCATCTTCTTCTGGTGCCATCTGGGTATTCATCAAAGCCAAATAATTTATCTCCGACCGTTAGTAATCCAAGCGAAACGTATTTCAGATCAGCAGTAAGAATGGCGGTCTCCGGTACGAGGCAATACTGCTGTTGGAGTCCTTTGGTCACGGTGAGAATAGCGGTACGGTTGAAATGCTTCGCGAGGAGCATGGCGAAGAGAGATTTGCCGCTGCCCACAGGCAAGGCGAGGGCACGAAAGCGCGAGAGGGAATGAAGGGTATGGTAGAGAGCTTCGGTCTGCGCTTCGCGGAAGCTGGAGAATTTGGGAGGAAAGTTGAAATCAGATGGGCTCATAAAAATGGGATGGTCTACTACTGGTCCTCCTCCAGCTCCCGCATCACCTTCCATATCCCCGCATTCATCCTCCACCCGCCATTCTCATCCCCTCCTCCGTCATGCGTCAGTATCCCAAGCAGCCGCACGTCTTCCAGTACCCGGCTGAGCACGCCGCTACTTAACGGGAGCATCGGGTACACGTTGCGCGAGGTGATTTCGATACCGGCCATTTGCAGCTTCATCGCGCACCGGACGAATTGAGTTCGCAGTCCGGGGGCGCAGTCGAGAGCGATCTTGCGCACGATCTTCCAGCACCACGCATTACGCAGGCCCAGTAGTTCTAGAGCGAGGTAGATCGAGGTCAACGCGCTGAGGATGCGGCCGGCGCCTTCGCGCTGCGGTAGATCGATGATGTCGCGGTGGTGGTGGTCACGGGCTACCGATCCTCGCAAGGTGCAGGCAGCGGCAACGACTCTGGCCATACGGGTTCGCTCGGACTCGTTCAGCTTACGCTGAACGAGTCCTCGCTCAATTTTTGAGGCGGTGAAGGTATCAAGGATGGAGGCGGTGAGGGCATTGTTGCGGTCTGCGGGATCTTCCGAGTGCTGGTTGAGGGCGGAGTTGGCCTGGGAGATCAGATCAGGTTCCGGGAAGCGGAAGTAGAGCCAGCGCTCGCCAAGTTCGCTGCTCATACTGTGGCGGTCGATGGCCGGCGTGACGGCCCCGAGTGCGCCTGCTTTGCCTTCCCAGGTGAGGGTGCGGCCGCCGCCGGAGCCAAATTCGCGCTTCCACTGGCCGTCATAGATCTTGCGGTGCACAGAGTTGATGTAGATACGGGCATCGGGAGGCAGGGAGAGGACTGAGGAGAATTCAGGGTAGACGATGATGCCGAAGTCGCCGATCCCGCCTGTTTGTTCGCCATGCTCGACGCGCGGCGGGGAGAGCAGACCGCCAAGACCGCGCTGGCTGTCCCATGTAAGGAAGGCGGAGGAGTTGTGGGAGTCGGAGGCTTCACGGCAGTCAGGGAGACGCGAGCAGGCTTTGACAATGACAGTTTTGCCAGTCGATGGCGCACCAACGAGCATAAGCCACACAGGGTCGCCGGTCAGGTAGTTGGCGCAGACCGCACCGAGGGCGGCAAATACGGCGGAGCAGTCGGGGAGGTGCAGATGCGACCGGAACACGCGCACGCACTGGTCGATTGCCGGGGAGTCGCCGGAAAGCTTGGCGGCAGGCTTGGGCATAAATAAAAAGGGAAGTTGTGGGGGTAGAGGCGCTTGGGGCTCACGATTCCGTGCTTCGCACGTCATCGTTCGCTGGACTATTTCTTAGGTCTCAGATCGATACCGATAATTGTGTTCCACCGGTTCTGTAGCTGCCGCGGACTCAGGTTGCCTTCGGCAAACTTCAATAGTGCCTCAAGAAACTCACGGCAGGCATCCATCGTCGCTGTCGGGCTGAACTCCAGCAGGTTGCTGATGGCGGCGAGGATCTCGGTGCGGTTGCGCTTAACGACCGGTGGAGCTTCGTTTGCGGCTTGCGCCACTTCACGCGCGGCCTGCGCTATATGCTCAGCCTTCACCTTCGGTGCAGGCTTAGCCGGTTCATCCTTTGCCGCTTCTGTCGCATCTTTTGACGTAACCGGTTTGTTGGCGGTCCCCGCGCGTTGCTCTTTTTTGAATGCTTCGCGGCTGGCGGCGTACTTGCGGTCGGTTTCCTCCTGCGAGATCGACTTTGCTTTCGCGGCGACTTTCGAGCGGCGCTCGGCGGCAGCCGGCGTGTCGTCGGCGGAAGTGGTACTGAGGAGCTTGAGGGCGCCAGATTTGCTGAGTTCACCGGATGCGAGGCGGTCCTTCACGTCCTGCGGCGCGGCGGCCAGCTTGTTGTATTCAACGAGGTGCGGCTCGCTCAGACCGAAGAACTCGGCGCACTTCTTCCCACCGCCCTTGCCCTTCTTCCAGCCGTAGCGCGCCTGCGCTTCGGAGATCAGCGCGGCGAGCTGCAAGTCGGAGTAGTTCTCGCGGTGCACGTTCTCCTTGACGGCGGTCGCCCACGAGTCGGAGCCAGTGTCAAGCGTGCACCAGGCATAGAGCGGATCGGAGCCGTTCGATTTAAGAGTATTGTTGAGCAGGCGCAGGGCGTCGACGCGCCCCTGCCCAGCGACCACCCGGTAGGCTCCTCCATCGGTATCGGCGACGATCACCGGGACCTGTTGCCCGTCTTCCCGTATTTGCCTCGCAAGCCGCGCTACCCGCGCGTCATGCTCGGCGATGGTTTCTCCGGGGCGCACATTCTGCGAGTCAAGCAGGCGGGATGGGTCAAGGTAGATGCTGATATGGAGATCGCCGCCAGATGCAGGCATCGCAGTCGCCGGTTGTTCGTGGATCGACGGATCGTCGGAAATGATGAATGTGGTTAGTTTTGGCATAGTGGAGACAATTCAGATTCTGAACCTCCGCGCGACGGATGTCAAGAGAAAAGTGACCAGAACCCGCAAATACATCAGTAGCTTAATAAAAATGTTGTTGTTAATAAAAATTGCTTTGATCAACTGCCGGTCTTCTGGAGGTTTTCTGGCTGACCCCGCCGAACATTAGTGTCTTGTTCTTTTACGTATTCATAATAAATCTATAATAAAGGGTTTTATTTCAATTAAGAAAGAATGCGGGATGAGAGGGAATGCTTAACAACACTTATGGTAAGATAAAGTACTTGCACCGCTATCTGCCGCATGCTAATCTGGCTGCATGGTCAACAACCGCACGCCTGGAGATTACTCGTTTCCACCAGACCGGCGCCCGACGACATTGCACCCGGTGCCATCGCACGTGGAAGTGTATGGGGGAAACAAGCCGGAGTGGTCGCAGGTGCCGAACTCGCACGGGGTCACGCCGCGGTGGCGCGAAGCCGAAAGCCGGTGGGTACAGTATGAGTGCCGATGCGGTAATTTGTTTTGGATGCTCGGACCACCGTCGCAGGTCAGAGGGTGCAGGCAGCAGCGCATGGAATGCACGGCGAAGAGTGACCGGGCTGGAACTACCACCCTACAACTTGCAGGGAAAGAGTACGGGGGTGGGGATCTGACGGTGGTAGGGCATGAGCGGGGAAAAGGGTGGAAGGTGAAGTGCATCTGCGGACGCGAACGATTTATTATCAACAGCACGATGCTGGCGGCCGGGAGCTATGCGACCTGCGGACAGTGCAACCGCGAGGAGCGTGACAGAAAGCGGCGCGCGAACATTGCAGGTACTGCGGCTCCTCCATCCGGCCTTCGGCCGTCTGTCGTCGCCGGGAATAATGTTCCGGCAGACATTACTGGATACGCTGGGTGCAATCTTGAGCATTCGTTCGTCGCCTATCTCTGGTCGGAACATGATGGTGGTTGCCCGCTGTGCCTCGCTCTGGCGCGGATCGAGATGCTCGAAGCGCAAGTTGCCATTCGTTGAGCGGTCGCCGGTCACCCGATATAGCTAAATTTACCGATCCTACTCCACGCCTGACGCCTGGCTGGTACCGGTGCCCGCGCTGTGGGTGCCTACATCAGTGGTACATTCCACTGATGCAGAAGCAGATCGATATGTTTGACCACTACGACGGCGGAGTACGATGCCTGAAATGTGTAGGGCGGGCGCACGATCTTGAAGCACTGCGCAGATCCCTTACCGAAAGATATGGGTGGTTGGAAGGATACGGCCGTCGTCCGCTGAACGGAACTACACTGCTTGGATGGAAGCTGCATCGCGATCGGCTACCTCTGTAGGCTCAGCAATCCTGCCTGCGGCAGTCTTGCTTCGCCGGAGTATTTTTGATAGGATCTTTTCCGGTGCTCTACTCCTTTCCACATTCGACGGCTGGCGGGCGCACAATGTATCCTCAATGCGCGGTCTGCGCCGGATCGATTGTTGGTGCCCCATTCGCATGCATTGGGTGCCTGGAGCAGACTGGCCAGCTGGTCCCGGCGAATTCGCAACTGATGTGCCGTGCGTGCGTCGATCGCCACCGGGCGAGGTTTCACAATGCTGCTTCCATAGGGGCTGCTTCCATAGGGCTCAGCGATCCCGCCTTACGGCGGTCTCGCTTCGTTGGTTAGTAGATAATCGTCCGGCAGGGCACGCTCTACATGCGGTCGCTGTTGGTAATCAACTGATTGGCGGCTGGCGAAGTGGGGTGAGTTTTTGCAGCGACCTTCCCCAGACCACCCCTGCCTACCCCCTGGACAATCAACGGCAGCCTAGCATGCCACACATGCCACTTTCGATAATCCACAATATCAAAACTGGAAATCTAAAGGACTTAGCTTCTCTTCTATGCTTGCTGGTCACCTGACGGTGACCAGCTCGCGAGTTCAGATTCTGAACTTCGGTGGGCACGGATCGTCGCGCCAATCGAGATCAACTTGCTCCTGTAGGTATAGGCGATGCATGCGCTGCATCCGCCATCTCACCCGCGCATGACGGCGCCCACTCGACCGTAGCCAGTTTGGCCATCCCATACTGACCCGCAATGCCGGCGCTCTGCAAGCAGAGCAGGCATAGTCAATAGGGTGATGCCATTTGGCATTCCGCTTATCACAGTGTGGACAGCGCCAGTACACCATTCTTTGTGTATCTTAGCTCGCGTATCCCGCCTGTCGGCGGGATACGCTCGCATAAATGTTTTCGTAGCACGAATACTATTAATCGTAATACACAGATAATATTGATTCTATTGTACTTATGCTCACCATGCCCCACTTCGTGGGTCATGGTTCGCTGGTTTCGCTGGTTATTTGTAACACAAATCAACACTTTTGTAGCACAATTTTTATCCTAACATTAAATTATTTTAACCATACAAGATTTTACTTGCATTTATTGTCAGGTGTGATATTCTCTATTCAGGAGTTGAAACAAATGAAAATCAGAGAAAAGCTCACCGAAGCCGCGCATGCGTTCGGCGAAGTTAACTTATACCTGGGGGATGACGGAAAGATTTACGCCTAATCGATATCGGACTCCTGGCCCCGACTTTGCTGTTTAAACGGACTTCAGAGCCTGGGATCTCCTATCGCTTAACGAATAAAAGTCATTATGATAAACACACACAGTAATGCATATCTTGCATCGATGCTAATAACGCGACACGAGCGAAATGTCAATGGATGCCTGATAACAGACTACGCCTCAATACCTCACTTGCAGATAAAGGCGAGTGATACAAACGGTACTTCCGGCATAGGTATCTGGTACGGGAAACGGGTTTACTGGCATTACACCGATGGGATGCGCTGGACCGGCAAAGAACTAGTGAGAATGTCCGATTGCCACTTCGTAGTTGAGGCGGCATAAGAAGAAAACGAAAGAGAAGTTAGCAAAATGACTAAACAACACTTCGTAGCATTAGCCGAAACGGTACAACACCTCAATACAAACTTGGAATTATGGGCCTGGCGAATACCCAAAACTCCAGAGCATGAGGAGATGTTGGTAGTGAATCTTGCACGTACCAAACATTTACTCATTCGTGCCCTCGCCGACTTCTGTCAGTCCCAAAACTCGCGTTTTGACCGGGAGAGATGGTTAGATTACATTGCGGGTAAAAATGGCTCGTCCGGGAGCCAAAAGTGACTCCCGAAATTCTTTCCCCCCTTGCGAACTTCATCGCCCGCAATCGAATCAAGATGACGGCCTCACGAGTCGATAGCAACCCGTCGATGCCAGACAGTGACGATATAGACCATTGGAGATGTGTACTCACACGTGACAAACGCGTGATGACCGTACCGTTTTCAATGGGAGATGGCTACAACGGCGCGAAACCCACTGTCGACACCGTACTTGATTGTCTTGCGTCGGACGCCTCAGGGGCCGATGAGACGTTTGAATACTGGTGCGGCAACTTCGGGTATGACACGGACTCCCGGCGCGCGGAAAAGACCTACAAGGCGGTACAACGCCAGACCGCGAAACTCCGGGCTTTCCTAGGGGAAGACTTGTACATGGGACTACTCGGATTGGAGAGAATATGAGCACCAAACGAAAAACCAAACGAGCCGACTGGAAATGTAGCGGGTGCGGGAAACCCTGGCATGGGCTCACCGAGTACGTTCCGGCCCCGCCAAGCCCTCAAGAGGTCAAAGCAACCCAAATCCTCATGGACTTGCAAAGTGTGTGCCTGAAACATGAGGTTACACTTTGGTCAGTGCTACTGATCGATCCTTCCAGGACCTAGGTTTCAGCATTGAGGACATCGACGAAAAAACGCTCGATTCCATCATGGCGGATTGCGCAAAATTCCAGTCGGATAATGACGAGCTAATCACGGAAGAAAACTCCCTTCGGTACGGTCCTGACTGCCATTCTGCCTCTGAACGCGCAGGCCATGATTTTTGGCTAACCCGTAACGGGCATGGCGCGGGAAAATGGGCGATCCCGGAGAATGCCCAGATATACCGGTCCTGCAAAGTCATGATCCAAGTCCGTGCCTTGCTCGGGACTTGCGCAAATTGCGGCTACTACCGCCACGAGCATACCGGGAGACCTTTGCCGGCAGGGCGGCTCGCGAGCCGCCGAATGTGTACGACTTAAGGAGAAAACAACGAATGACAATCGAAGAATTAGGTTCAGCCGGAGAGATCATCTCCAATCTCGATCAAAAAGTCTGGCACTGGCGTGCCAGAGATATTAAAGTTATCCGGCAGGCCGATTCGGACTTCCCCGAACACGAGATCGTTTGTGTCGTAGCTTGGCCATCTCCGATCTGGCCGGGTGGGGAGCCGACCGGTCTAGCCTGTATGACTCCGGAGATATTTTATTCCCTGACAGGCCAAACGCCAGAACCGGCTAATACCTGGCTGGCATTGTATTCCCTCTCTGGTCCGGTTGGGGAACAAGGGCCGGTGATTGGTTATACCAAGCTGGTTTATCGCAGTCACCGCACAGGTCGAAATTTCGTCCTGACGAGTCCGGGTTGAGCAACCCGGCGAAAGCCCTCGGCGATAGCTCAAGTTATTGCCAGATCAGCCGCTCAGAGCGAGCCGGGAAGGTAGCTCAGGCGGGATTCGGGTGGCTGATCGAATTGTCCTCGACAAGGAGTCAAGACATGAAAGCGAACAGCACGAATCAGGAATTGATGGACGCCTTTGAGGCGGGGAATAACGCCGGCGAAGGATTTGGCGCTGGCGAAGAAAAGGATACCCCATCTGAGGCAGCAGATCGTGAAGAATACGTTACCCTGCGGAGTATATGGGATGGCACGAATTGTCCAGGAGAGCCTGTGTTCTGCGAGGACGGTCGGAAAAGCTTGATAAATGGTGTGACACCTCAATACAGCCATATGGGATCGAGCAATATTTTGGATACTGAGGGGAGTACTGACATGCGAAAAACGGAACTCGAAAATTGTCCGGAGTGGCTTATGCAGGCCACGACCGAAAACGAAAATGTGGAAATTATCGATGGTTGTGTCATCTGGCAGGGAGGCACCTGGTGGGGAGGCACCTGGCGGGGAGGCACCGTGAGAGATTGTAAAGTCACACGCATTCAGACCTGCACATTCTGCGACAATTACCCCAAAACTCTATGCCTGACAGTTGGTAACCAAGCAATGATACTTGCTGGCTGCCGATGGCTAACCATTCCCCAGGCATACACGCACTGGAGTGGAAAACCGGATCGAATTACAACACTGGCAATGCTGGACGGTATCAAAGCGCTGGCTATAGCATGGGGGCGCTAATGTCTGAAACCTACAGCGATATCCCAATGGCACTGGCATTGCCATCCGTACCGAGCGATCAGGTTACCGGCATCGCCCGCGCTTGTGTCGCCCGCCTTTCGCCGCACACGCAGCGCGCCTATCTGACCCACATCACCTCATACCTCAGCTCACGACCATACAGTGACCATACAGCGCACCTCTTCCCGCTGTCCCGCGAAGGCATCCAGCAATACCTTGACGCTCGCAAACGTGCAGGCGCCGGACCGGTCACCCTAAACCAGGCCCTATCCGCTCTGAAGCTACTCTCCCGCGAAGTGTGGATTCGCGGGCTGCTCCCTGGCGATGCCTACAACGCAATTGTGGATATCCGCTCCGAGAAACGCTTGGGCAAACGCCTGGGGCAGTGGACAGGCGAGCAAGGTGTGGAGACATTGCTCGAAGCATGCATGAATAGCCGCGAACGAGCGCTCATCGCAGTGATGTGCGGTTGCGGGCTCAGAAGAAGTGAAGTTACGGCGTTGCGGTGGGAGCAGTACCAGAAGCGCGCTGGTCGCATGTGCCTGGTGGACCTGATCGGCAAGGGTGGCCGTATCAGGACGGTGGCTGTGCCAATTTGGGCGGCAGAGATCATTGATAATTACAGACTGGAAAAGGGAAAAAACCAATGAACACAAAAAGAAAATCAATCGGGTATGGCGATGACGGCACGGACTTGGATCATGACTTTGCAGGACCGGTATATCTGGGCATTCTCCGGGATTGCCCATTTTCGTTGGAGGATGGCGCCGCCGCCTTGCTCGGGACTTGCGCAAATTGCGGCTACTACCGCCACGAGCATACCGGGAGACCTTTGCCGGCAGGGCGGCTCGCGAGCCGCCGAATGTGTACGACTTTTGTGCCAAGGGATGACGCATCAGGAAGGGGAAGAGTATGAGGAAGGTGAGAGAAGCACGGGGAAATCCATATATTGGACCTGCACATTCTCCAGTCGAGAAATTACGGCGACGGCTGTATGCCATTACCGAATCATTCATTGCATTACGACATGCGACTGACCGTGCGGACATTCGAGCTATGCGCAAGGCGTTAGAAGCGCAACGGGACGAGGCGGAAAAAGAAATAGCTAAATTTTTGGTAGCCAGGCCAAGGCGCACGTGTTGATGGAAAATCCGAAGCAGGTTGCGGCGTGACGCCCGAAACCCTAACCGATGTCGAGCTCAAGGCGGCGGCCGCGGAGGCCGCTCGACCTATCGGATGTCAACCCGAAAAAACTGGCGGCGGCGATCATGGCGACTCCCGAGGGCCGATCGGCGTTTGCAAGTCTCATGGTCGCCCGCCGGAAGTCGAGCGGCCAGAAACCCACGGCGCCGGAAACTGTCGCGGCGATCAGGGCC